TTCATAAATGACTTCTTTACCATCAGCACTATCGTAAGTTTGTTGACCTAAATATCTTGAATAGTACAAACAATCATTTACGTTACGAAAATGTAAAGTTGCACTAAGGCTACCTGATAGATAACAAGCCAACATAAATGAAGTCATATGATACCTTTCTTTTTAGCTATTATTGCAAGAACAGTAACTACACCAGCAAGTAAAGCTGTAACCATTATAATCAAAATAATTTTTAAAACTAGTTCTTTGATTTCTTCTCTACGTTTCTTTGCTTTTTCTGCTGCAACTTTCCTAGCTTTTCTAGCTTCAGCACAGTATGCTTGATAGTCATTCCATAAATTAGCTCTACCATAGAGTTGCATATATTCTCGTAGCTTATCGTGTTTTACTCGTATCTGCTCTAATGCCATAAACTCTTCAAGATCATTGTCAGTTTTACCTAACACATTAGTCCAAATACTATTACGTTTTTTGTGTAAATCTTTTTGTAGCTGATCTTCAGCACCAACAAAACGACTTATCGCTGATCCTGCTGAAGCTATATCTTTACCATTTTCTAATGTTTGTTTGATGACTGCAAAAGCACTATTCGCTACCATAAGCATTTCAAGCACAATGTCACCTCACTTACTTAGCACCTTGTCTAGTTTATCTTCTAATCTATTTAGTGTTTCTACTATACGATTAGATGTATGACGTAAATCTTCTTTAGATGCGTACTCTTCTCTGGTCTTGTTAAGTAGTATTTGCAATCTTTTTACTTCTGCAAACATCTTATTAAATGCCCAGGCAAATGGCATAATAATTAGTGTAATAATTATGTTCCAAATAAAAGTAGCATCAAATGCCATTACTTGTCCTTAGAGTTATTTAGTGATGTTTTTAAATCAAACAAATATGATTGATGTAACTTGTTAGCATCTTCAAAAGCATCTTTTAATCTGTGTGCTTCTCCTTGCCACCTGCTTGTTTTGTTAAATAGTCTTATCTGCTCCTGAGTTAAATCTTCTTCTTTGTACTCCTCGCCATCAATAGTTACTACTTGTGCTTGCTTTTTCATTATGCCTTATATGCCTTTCCACCTTTAATTGCTTTATCAACTGCTTTCATATCTTCACTTGTCCAAAAGTCTTTTGCTTTCATTATTTCCAAATGTGCTACATTTCTATCCACACAATCTTGTCTTTCTTCTGCTGTGTAAGTTGTCATTTCTGTACCAGCAATTATGCCATTTATTAAATCAACACTATGACCCATTGCTGTATAATCCTGTGCTATTTCTTCTTTTGTTTTTTCCATTTTACTCTCCTTCTAAAGCTGTAACTTTTGCTGATAGTTCTTGTATTGCCCTTACAAGCATTGGTATAAGTTCTGATGGTGCAAGTCTTTGTCTACCATCTACCTCATCTGCTTGCCACATTTCAAAACCATTTTTTATTTCAGAGTGATTATCTATTACAGCTTTTACTTCTTGTGCAATAAATCCATGCTGTACTTTATCACCTCTACCCATAACTCTTGTATCAGAATTAGCTACATAAGAAGCGTGATCAGAAGGAACATCTTTTTCTTTTTTCCATTTAAATGTGACTGGTCTTAAATCATTTATAAAAGACAACCCAGCAGTTGATGTTTCTATTTCTTCTTTATATCTTTCATCAGAAGGTGCTGTGATAGATGTTGCACCGAGAGTAATGTTAGAATCTGTTGTGCCATTTCCAAAAGTAAATTGTGCATCACCTGTACTTGTCGTGCTATTACCAATTAAAATTGAGTTTACTCTTCCTGAAGCACCAACATTAGTTTGATTTCCAATTACTATATTACCACCACCAGTTGTTAATGCTGTACCTGATGTTGCAGATTCTCTTCCGATACAAATATTTGCAGCACCTGTTGCACTATTTCCAGCAAAAGAACCTATCATTGTGCATTGTCCATTTGTAGTCATTGATGCACCAGCCCTTTCACCAACAAAAGTATGTGAACCACCCGTTGTTAAAGCAGTTCCAGCAGTATGACCTAAAATTGTATTTTCAACACCTGTGGTCACTGCTAATCCAGCTTGTGTACCTAAATAAACATTGCTACTTACTGTTGTTGTTGCTTTTCCAGCTTCATAACCAATCGCTACATTATTGTGTCCAGTTGTGTTTAGTAAAGCACTTGAACCAACAGCAGTATTATTCAAAGTTGTTTGTGTACTCATCAAGCAATTAAATCCCACAGCAGTATTATCATTTCCAGTTGTATTTGCTTCTAATGATTTTCTGCCTACTGCTGTATTTTGTGTACCAGTTGTATTTGCTTCTAAAGAAGAAAAACCAACTGCTGTATTGTGTGAAGCTGTGGTATTTGCGGTTAGTGCTGAATGTCCAACGGCAACATTTGTAGTTCCAGTTGTATTAAGTTTTAAGGCTCTATATCCAAAACCAGTATTTGTATGAGCAGTTGTATTTGATGCTAAAGATTCATAACCTCCAGCAGTATTTTCAGCACCCTCAGTATTAGCACCTAATGAAGTATACCCTATTGCAGTGTTTTGTGATGCAGTTGTATTTGCATCTAATGCCAACGCTCCCACAGCAGTATTTGAGCCACCAGAAGTGTTTGCTTGCATACAATTTTGACCAACAGCAACATTAGAAGAACCAGTGGTTGTAGAAGTCATTGCAATTTGTCCAACTGCGACATTATCATTTCCACTTGTCATTGCTGTAAGTGCCTGATTTCCAATGGCAACACTGTAACCACCACCACTCAAACTATCTAATGCTTGGTCACCTAAAGCCACATTACTCGTGCCAGTCGGATAATTTCCATCTAATTTTATTGTACCACCATCTACTGACAAGTTTCCTGTAACAGTAAATGTACCATTGATTGTTAATGCTTCAATATTATCTGCTGTTTGATCTAAAGTAAAAAGTGAAATAAAAGCATCATTATCTTCATTTCTTATTTTTAAAATATTGTTTGTTGTATCGTAAAACAATTGATTTGCATAAGTTGTTGATGGTGCAGAAGTTCCAGAATTCGTTGAACCTAATGCTTGTAAGGCACTATTCAAATCTGATCTAAAAGATGCAAAACCTTGATTGGCTATTGATAAATCATTTTGTGACATTTAACACTCCTAACTTGCTAGTTCTCCAAATCCTCTTGCTACATAATCAAATGTTCTGCTTACTGTTGAACTTGAACTATTAAAAAACTCTATTGTAAAACCAGTTTCACTTTTATTTGTTATAGCATAGAAGTCACCACTCGCCAAGTTCTGTGCAGAAATTCCTACACCTTGTAATGATTTAAATGCTGGTGAAAATGTAATTGCTTTTCCGCTAGTGCTTGTGCCACTTACAACATCTGCTTCTGCTACAACTCTATCTGGCATATCAACAGTTACCGATAATGCTGATATTTGCTGGGTTGCTGTTCCCTTTTGACTTGTCATTTGTACCTTAAATTTAAATGCTCTTGCTTTATAATCTCCAACAAAAAACTTTCTAAAATCTGTATATGTTGGTGAGCCAGATGGGTCGCCTTCTGTTGTTGCAACTAATAATTCAGTATTTGTATCATCAAATTCTTGTGGGTCACCATCAAATAATCCAGAACGATCATCAAAATTTCCACTTGCATCATCAAATAAATTTACAAAACTAACTCTTGCAACATTCATATTTGCAGTAACTCGGCTTGTAAAAACTGAACCTAAATCAATAAATGTATCAAATTCATAAGTGCCAGAACTTGCAACATTACCACCACCACCATCAAACAAACCACTTGCATCATCAAAGTTTCCAGCAACACTATCAAATAAGTTTGCTGTTCCTAGTTGTAATAAATTTCCATCTGTGACAACCATATTTGTTTTTGTTCCAGTAAAACTAGGATTTTGTGTTGATGTTGCTACTAAATTTAAACCTTTAATATTCTCGATTATTGCAACTGTACTAACCGCATTTTCTGAACTATTACCGACCTTATCAACTGCCTTAATAAAATATGTGCCTGTCATTGCTGGAACAATTACAGTATTTGCTGGTCTTGATACTTTATCGGCTATATCAATTGAATTTGCGTAAGTTGCTCCGCTTGTTTCTTTAGCGTGTCTAATTCTGTAATGTGATAAATCTAAATCTGTTACTGGTGTCCAACCTAAATGTGCTTCTGTTCCAATAATATTAACACTAAAATTTGTAACATCTTGTGGTGGTAATGTTTTTCCAACAACTTGGTGTGTAATACTTGTAAAAGCTGAACGACTAACTGAACTTACTGACCTTGCTCTAATATCGTAAATAACATCATCTTCAACATTGACTAATTCAAATTGTGCAGAACTTCCACGACCTAGATTAATAAATACTGAATCTGTTGATTTTTTTGCTTGTACCTCAAAATCTGTAATAAAACTATCTGTTGCAGTTACATTTACCAATAAAACAGCAATAGCTTCTTCATTTCTTGATCTAAGTTCATCTGTTGCACTTACAACTGGTGCTTGTACACTAAATGGATTTGGCAAATTAGTATCTGGTATTTCTGGTTCAGCTACTTGTGTGCCAACTGCATAAAAACTATCTTGATGTTCTGAACATTGCAAACTTACTGAATGATCTGCATTGATTGTCATTCCTTGCACTCTAAAAGGTTTGGCAGAAAAACTAGGTGTTGCATGGGTTACATTTACAATATCCCCTATAGATAAATCAAGTGCTGTTGCATCTGCTTTCAAAGATATATCTAGACTACTTCTTGATCTTCTTAGAATAATTTCTGCCATTTCTTGTGCTTGAAATGAACTTGTTAACATTGAAAAATCAAATCTACCTTCTAATAACAAACCACCATCTGCTGTTTTCATAGTTTCATGTTGATCTGCGGAATCTAATCCAGTTTCGTCAACTGGTGGAAACTGTGCTGTATCTGATTGAAAGTTTTTGAATGGATTTATAAAATTAACTATCACTCTATTATATCTTGAATTTTTATTCTTACTTTGAACTGATATTCCGCCAATGATATTATCTTCTGTAAGTGTTATTGATGCTGAACCTGTTGTTTCTACTAAAATGTTATAAATTCCACCAGCAAAGTTTAAATATGATCTTGAACCCCTTACAAAGTTTTTAACATTATCGATAGCTTTTACAGATGTATCTACAACTGTGTCACTGCTCATTAAAGCATCTGTATGTCCAGATGAAAATGTTACTGTTGTATCACATACATCAGTTGCAGTTTGCCAATCTGCAAAGTTTGAATCAAAATAACTGTCTGGTATTCCCATTCCAAATCTATCATTTCTTAAATAGTCTAATAGTTGTAAAATTGGATTATCAGAAAATGCCCATGTAGAACTTGTATCTTTTCTGTGGCTACCACTTCCCCCAGTTAGAGTTCCATCTAAATTAGGATTATAAACTTTTCGCCCATTTACAGTTGCTTGAACTGTTGGCAAAGAACCAAATTTTTCTGGATTCCATTTAAATTTTAAAGCTAAATATGCCAATCCACTTAATGTATGGGTGCTATCCCAATTATTTAATTGTGATAATAAACTTGATGCTGTTTGTGTGTCTGAACCAAAATGAGGTTCTACTGTTATTAAACTTTCTGTTCCACCACCTTCAATTTGTCCTCTAAAATTTTCATCATTTACATGAACAAATGTTTGTGTATTATCTGCTAAATCATCATTAAATTGAACTGCATTATCATTTACAAAAATATTAGATATATCATGTATTTCACCTTCACTTAACACGATTGCCATATATAAAAATTCATTATCTGTTCCAGATGTTTCTAAAAAAACAACATTACCACCAACTTTTCTTGTTCCATAAATTATTGGTATATGTGCATTTGCTGTAAATTTATTTACTAAAATACCTTTTGCTTGTTGTTCTGCATAAAGTTCACCGAAATCTGGAATATCTGGTTGTGGTATTAACCAGCCTATAACATCTTCAACAATATCAACGACTATATCAACGACATCTTCAACAATATCGACAATGCTATCAATAATATCGCCAATAAACCCACACATTTATTTTAATCTCCAGTTACTACCCATATCTTCAAATCCTAATTTTTCAAAAACTGGGTCTATTTTTAAACCAGTTGTAATACTAAGAACTATTGGTAAACCATTTGCTATTTTTTTTACACTATCAATTATTGTTTTAACTAACTTAAAATTTCTAAAATTCTTTTTGATGTAAATCACTTGAATATTCATAAACATTTCTTTGCTAAACCAATATTCTGCTTTGTGAAATATACAACAACCAATAAATATATTTTTATCTAAGTCTTTTAAAATAATAATTTTACCCTTTTGTAAGATTGTATTTATAAATGTTGTTAATTTTTGTTTATCAACTTTTGGTAAATCTAAATGCTCTAATTCATCATGTTTGAACTCAATCAATAAATTATAAACATCTTCAAAATCTTTTTTTTCTGCTTGAAATAAATGTATACTGGTCATTCTCTACCCCATTTTATATCTCTAACAGTTAATGCAGAAAATCGCATACCTAGATCATCTGGGAAAAATCTTTTTTGTGAATTATCTGTAGTTGTTCTTCCGCTTGTCTTACTAAAGTTTCCCCAATGTGAAGTTACTGTAAGATTTAATCTTGCTGTGTTTGTATCATCAGTAATTTTATATTCATCTATAGTTCCATAAAACAACAAAAATGGGTCTGATATTAATGAAAGATTTGCATCTAAATATCCTCTATAGATAAATACATCAGAATTTATAATATTCTCATTAAGCACGATAGAAATATATGTTTGATCTACACCAGATAAACTTACAACTAATGTATTCTTTGAAGGTGCATTTGTTTCTGAAACTCCTGTAATCCCTTTTAGATGTCCATTTGATAGGTATGTTCTTGATGAACCAGAAACGCTTGATGTAATATCAAAACTTGCATTTGTAAGATAAACCCTTGTTGCAAAACCCAAATCAATTAATAGAACTGGGTCTATATTTCCAGTAGCTAGTTCTGTTTTTACTGCACTTGATAAACCCCTAGCCATTTACAAACTCTCTATTACATCAAACTCATA